GAGGCCGTGATGAAGTCGCAGATCAAGGAGCGGAAGTCGGGCGTCGAGTTGACCATCAATTCCCTCTCTCGCAACCTCGCCAACGGATTCACCATGGAGAACATCCCATGCGACATTACCTACAATCTGCCCAATGTCGGCGAGGTCACTTACACTGACCCGCAGGGTGTCGTCGTCAAGACCAGGGCCATGACGCTGAGCGAGCGCCAAGAGGAGTTACCATTTGACGACGCCCTCAACGGTCCGGTAGTCGTGGTCCCGCCCGAGCAATCGGAGGAGAACATCGCCGAGTTCTTTGGCAAGCAGGACGAGACGGCGACCGACCAGCCGGAGCCCATCGAGGAAGCGGTAGCACAGGAGCCCGCACTCCCCGAGACGTTTGAATCCGAGGTCCGCGAGTCCATGGGCGTACCAGAGCCGTTCCCTGCCACGCTCAAGGATCAACTCGCCCAGGCCGAGAACACATCCAGCGACGATGCCATCTGGCAGGCGGCACTCAAGACGCTCAAGAACCACCCCAAAGTCACGGCGGGCCTGTTCCAGCGCGAGTTGCGGGTCAGTTACGTCCAGGCCGCACACCTGATCGACCGCATGGAAGACGACAAGTTGATTGATAAGACGGGCACCAGGCTGGCGGCGAAGAAGAAGTCGGGTCCGAAGGAACTGGCGGACGAGCACAAGAAGCAGATTGACGAGGGCTGGTAGAAAGAACGCATGACCGATCAACTCAATTACGACGATCCTCTCCCCGCCTCAATCGACGGGGAGCGGACCATCCTCGGGGCCATCCTTCTCGACAACGAGGCGTTTGCCCAAGCCGAGGAGCACCTCAGGCCGGACGATTTCTCTCACGACAGCCATCGCCGCATCTTTCAGCGCATAGCCGACCTGATGCACGCATTCCGCGCGGTGGACATTGTTACCCTAGCCAACGAGCTGGACCGCAACAAGGAGCTCGACGCCATCGGTGGCCGGGCCTATCTCTTTTCGCTGACCGAGGGTTTGCCGCGCCGGCCGGTAATTTCCGACTACATCCGGATTGTCAAGGACAAGTCGCTGCTCCGCAAGGCAATGCTGATCTGCAACAAGGGCTATGCGCGCGCCGCCGACCAGTTCGAGCCAGGCGAGACGGTCATCACGTCGATCATGCGGGACCTTGAGGACGCCGTTGACAGCAACATGCAGGGCGCTGATCTTGAATCGGTGGGCCAATGGCTTGACCATAATGACGTCTTTGCGCCGCGCGTTCCGGGGATCAGGACAGGGATTGACGACTACGACGAGATGACGGCGGGCTTGCATCCCGGGGAGTTGACCATCATAGGCGCGCGAACCTCGATGGGGAAGACCTCTCACGCCTGCACGATAGCCTGGCAGATAGCAACGCGGGGTAAGTCTGTTTCCGTGTTTCTGAATGAGCAGAGAAAAGCATCTTTTGTCGGTCGAATGCTTTGCGGGTCCGCAACAGTTTCCTTCAAGGCGTACCAGCGCGGGACGTTGGATTGGGTCGAGAAAGCCTACATCGACGATGCGCTCAAAATCTTCAAGACTCTTCCAATCTTCTGGGATCAACGGAGTTCGATGAGCATTGCCAGTATCCGAGCAAGATCAGCGAGACTCAAACGCTCTGGCGAGCTGGACGCAATTGTGATCGACCAGCTATCGGGACTCTCTAACGAGGGATTCTACGAGAAGGGTAAGCGCTTTGATCTGATCGTCGGAGACAAAGTGCAGGCCCTGAAAGATATGGCGATGGAACTTGACGTTCCGGTTGTGGTGTACAGCCAAGTGACCAGGGCCAGCACGAAGAACAAAGACTTCAGGCCAACGCTGGCCGACCTGAAAGAGTCGGGAAACATCGAGGATAAGGCGGATAACGTAGACTTTCTCCATCGGCCAAAGTATTACGATGGAGCTTCAACGGATGCCGACGAGATCATCCGCGCGAAATGCCGTGACGGAGAAACGGGAATCGTGAAGTGTGAATTTGTACCTGGATGTTGCCTCTGGAGGAATCGGAAATGAAGTCCGGACGCACAGTTCTCGAATCCCGAATCCACGCCCGAGTTAGCGCGATGCACGACAGCCCCACCAACGAGCCCGGCTGGATATCGAAAGCCTGCAAGCGCGGCAGGGTTCACACCGGATGCTCGGATTGCTACTCGCTCAAATGCGCTTGCGACTGTCACAGAAAGATCAAGGAGAAAACACGATGACGCATAGCGGCAGAACCTACAGGCAAGCTAGAGCGATAGCATTTCAGCTTATACTGCATCCCACGCACCACGCGATGGTTGTCTATATCCACGACGCTACCGCCGATTTAATCAAGAGTTACCTGCGCGAATGGGTGCCGAGCTTTCCGGCACTGGCCGATTGGGAGAAGCGCGTTACATTCCGCAATTTCAACGAGAAGCCGAAGCTCGAAACGCTGCCGAAGATCACGATTGACGAGTGGCCGGAGGTGCCGAGCATAGCAGAACAGTTTTGGGACGCCAATGAGCGCCTTCAGCGGCAAGCAGAGATACTCTACGGCGCGGACCCTAAGCTTTTCAAGGAGAAAAAATCATGAGAACATTCAAGCCCCTCGGAGACCGCCTGCTGGTCCTGCCCGACGCACCAATCGCCAAGAAGACCACAGGGCTGGCTGAGCCGCCCAGCCAAAAGGAAGCGCCTACAGAGGGAATCGTGGTGGCCGTGGGGCCGAACATTCGTTGTACCTGCGGACTCACTGATTGTCCTGTAGCCGGAGACTATGCGGTTAAAGTGGGCCAGCGCATCCAGTACACCAAATACGCCGGTCGTGACGTGATGCACAACGGCGTCAAACACAAGCTGCTGCGGCTGGAGGAAGTGGAAGGCATCATCGAGGATGACGGCGAATGATAGGCTACGCATCCAACACAGGAACGAAACGGAACTTAGCGGCGCTCCTCGCTTCTGGATGGCGCATTATGCTGACTCCAGATAACCCTATCGAGAGAGAAGGGCTAAAGCATTGTATCGACAATGGTGCGTGGGGTTGCCACCAGAAGGGTATTCCGTTCCAGCCGGAGCCGTTTGAGCGATTAGTGGATAAGTCGGCTGTTCGCGCGGACTTTATTGTTCTTCCAGATATTGTCGGTGGTGGCGGAAATAGTCTCGCCCTTTCAATTAGTTGGCTTCCGAGGCTTAGAGGGTATCGCTCACTCTTGCTCCCAGTACAGGACGGAATGGACCCAAAGGCTGTACTTGCGATTCTCCGCGCATGGCCGCATCTTGGCATATTTCTCGGGGGGTCTACCGAATACAAGTTATCGACCATGCACGATTGGGGCGTTGCGGCGGCGTCCCTTGGTCGCTGGTATCATGTGGCCCGAGTAAATTCCCGTCGGCGCATCAGGATGGCAGCACATTGTGGCGCGACGAGCTTTGACGGGACCAGCGCAACACGTTTCAGTTGTACACTTCCGCTGCTCGATGCGGCCAGAAGGCAACCAAACCTTTTCGCGCCGCAAGTATATCGCAAAGGGGGAATCCAATGACCCCGCCAACGCTCCACATGCACATCTCGGAAGCGTACCTCTGCCCCTGCGGCATCGTCGGTAACTCGTCAACCCGCTGCGCCTGCGGGAACGAAACGCTGCTCTCGCTGGCCGTGGTGCTCGACCAGGAGCGTAAACCGCCAACCAGCGCGCGGGTACTGGCGCTGATCGACACGCTGGATCGGGTTCTGGCGGCATAACCGAAAGGAAGATCGAAGCATGAGCAGGAAAGTCTTATCAGGACCGGAAATCCGCGCGGCACTCTTGCGCGGCGTCAACACGCTGGCCAACACTGTTACGGCAACCCTCGGACCAAAGGGCCGTTGCATCATCCTCGAACGTAATCCCATGTGGCCGCCAGTCGTTACAAAGGACGGCGTGACTGTGAGCAAGGAAGTCCGCGACCTAGCCGACCCCTACGAGAACGCCGGCGCGCAGCTCATCCGTGAGGCAGCCAGCAAGACGAGCGACCAGGCGGGAGACGGCACCACCACGGCTACCCTGCTGGCCCAGCGCATCTACCAGAAGGGTCTGGAGTGCCTTGACGCAGGAGCCAACCCTGTCGCCCTCAAGCGCGGCATCGACAAAGCCGTAGCTGTCGTGGTCGAGCACATCAAGACTATCGCGCAGCCGGTAGAGGACAACGAGACCATCGCCCGGGTGGGCACCATCTCGTCAAATGGCGACCGCTCCATAGGCGACCTGATAGCCGACGCCATGCACCGCGTAGGCCGGGACGGGGTTATCACCATATCCGACTCGAACGATGCCGATACCACGCTCACCGTGTCCGAGGGAATGCAGATCGACCGCGGCTGGTTCCCGCTGCATCCATTCGTGACCAATCCTGAGCGCCTGGAGACCGTGCTGCACGATGCCTACATCCTGCTCACTGAGCGCAAGATGTTCACCATGACCGACGAGCTGTCGAACGTGCTGGCGGAGATTGGCAAGAGCGAGAAAACCGTTCTCTTGATCGTCGGTGACTACGACCAGCCGTTTATCGTGACGCTCATCCACAACAACCAACTTGGCGTGCTGCGGTCTGTGGTCATCAAGGCGCCGGCATTCGGCGACGACCGGCGGGCAGCGCTTGAGGATCTGGCCGTCGTGACCGGCGGGTACGCCTTCACCGAGAACTGCGGGCGGGAGTTGGCCAGCATCACGGTTGACGACCTGGGCCGGGCAAGTCAGATCACGGTCGAGCAGAACAGCACCACCATCGTCGGCGGGTACGGCGACAAGCACGCCAAGGATGTGCGCATGACCATGCTGCGGTCGCTGATCGAGGCGACTGACAATGACTACCAGCGTGAGTTGCTGCGCAAGCGACTGGCGCGCCTCGCGTCCGGTGTGGCTGTTATCAAGGTTGGAGCCGTCACTGAGGCGGAGCGGAACGAGCGGAAGGACCGCGTTGACGATGCGGTGTGCGCGACTCGGGCAGCCGTGATGGAGGGAATCGTACCTGGCGGGGGTATGGCGCTGATCCTGTCGATAGATGCGGTGAGCGTTCTGATGGCTGAGCACAGGGCCACCGATGACGAGGCCGATGGGATGGCGATTATCATGGACGTCCTGCGCGAGCCCCTACTCCAGATTTGTTCCAATGCGGGCGAGGATGGGACCGAGATACTCAATACCATCGTTCGCGGCGGGCCGGGGATTGGCTACAACGCGGCGACGGGGGTATTCGAGGATCTGATCCAGGCGGGCGTGATCGATCCTTGCCGGGTAGTTCGGTGCGCTCTCCAGAATGCGGCAAGCGTGGCAGCGCTGATGCTCACAACCGAAAGTATGGTTTGCACAATTCCTGACAAAAAGTAGTAGAATGGGGCTGTCGGGATTGGAAGTCCCGGCAGTCTCTACTCGGGAGGTAGAAACCTTGACAACCCCATCGAAACCCATCTTACCACTTTGCATCTGTGGTGACCCGTCGTGCAGGATTCCCTACGGATTCTGTCACTGCGAATGTGGAAAACTGACTAGAATTGCAGATAAGAATTGCAGCAAGAGGGGAGACGTTAAAGGGTTTCCTCGCCGCTTTCGTGTTGGTCATGGAAGCAGAACAGTGTGCCGACCCGAATACGCTGTTCCCTTCAAACTAGATGGGGTTTATTGCCGAGTGATACCCCTCGGAGATGGTCTTGTGGCCATCGTGAATGAGGATGATTACTATGTGCTCGCATTCTTCAAATGGAGCTACTTTAAATCTCCGCACACAGGTACTTTCTATGCTCATCGAGGTATCAAACTTTCCGACCGACGTAACTCTACGTACTCGATGCATCGGCAGGTTATGGGTTTTAAGCGAGGAGATCCTCGCCAGGTAGACCACAAAGACAACTTGGACACCTTGAACAACACAAGAAACAATCTTCGCGATGCGACCCATGACCAGAACATGCATAACCGTGGAATGCTCGCAACCAACAAGAGCGGATATAAGGGAGTAAGTTGGAAAGAGAACAATAACTCGTATGTTGCTCAAATTTCATTTCAAGGAAAGAGGATCCACTTGGGCTACCGAAAGACAGCGAGAGCCGCCCACGAAGAACTGTACGTCCCCGCCGCACTAAAGTACCACCGCAAGTTTGCGAGGGTAGCATGACCGCCGAGCACCTAGCAAACATCTGGAAGCAAATCGCGCTGATATTGGCGCAGGTGAACAAGAAGAAATGAAAACTCCTCGTCGCAAACGCACACCGTACACGCTGGAGTTCAAGCACGACTGCACGCTGTACTTCGCGGCCAGCACCGTGTTCGTCAAAAAGGGGTCCAGGGTTCGCGTGGTGGAAAGGAAAGGCAAGTGAAAGCGACCGTCTTGGTAGGCGACGTGCTGACACGGCTGGCGCAGTTAGCTGATAACAGTGTCCAGTGCGTGGTGACGAGTCCACCATACTGGGGCCTTCGCGATTATGGCGTGGACGGCCAGCTCGGCATGGAGTCCAGCCCATACGAGTACATCGCCAAGCTGGTCGGAATCTTCCATGAAGTTCGCCGCGTTCTGTGTGGGGATGGAACTTTGTGGTGCAACATGGGCGACTGCTACGCGAGCGGTGACAAGGGCGGATACGCGCGAAACCGTGTCACGGCTTCAGACTCGATGCAAGCATCGAACTTAGGAGATAACTTCATTGGAGCGCCTAACAGGCAATGGGGCGGCCTTCCACCTAAGAACCTTATCGGGATGCCTTGGCGTTTAGCTTTTGCACTCCAAGCTGACGGTTGGTATCTGCGCCAGGACATCGTTTGGGCCAAGCCGAACCCGATGCCGGAGAGCGTCACTGACCGATGCACCAAGAGCCATGAGTACCTGTTTCTGCTGACCAAGAGCGCCCGGTACTACTACGATCAGAATGCCATTCTCGAAAACTGCAGTCCTGCCACGCACGACCGTCTTTCACAGAACGTTCAAGCGCAAATCGGCTCGGAACGCGCCCATGCGGGGGGGAAAACTAACGGGAACATGAAAGCCGTTGCGCGCCATCTCCCCGGCAATAAAACTCACAAAGGAACCACAGCCTACGAGAACGGCGACAAGCGAATGCGGACCAAGGCAGGACTCGTGGACTATGCCGTGCGGGTTCGCAAGCTGGCCGAGGCGGGCAGCGGGACAAAGAACAACGATAGTTTTGATGCGGCCATGTCGATCATGCCAGAGAAGCGCAACAAGCGATCTGTCTGGACCATCACGACCCAGCCCTATTCCGAAGCCCACTTTGCAACATTCCCCGAGGCCCTTGTCGAACCCTGCATTCTCGCCGGAAGTAAAGAGGGAGATATGGTACTTGACCCGTTCTGCGGTTCTGGCACGACAGGGGCCGTGGCGCTCAGGTATCAGAGAGAGTTTGTGGGCATCGAACTGAACCCGGCATACGCTGAACTGAGTCGCAAGCGCATCGGAGCAGAAGCGCCAATGTTCAACGATGTATCTGTGCTCGCCCCAGACTCGGCCTACCCATGGTCACCGGCTGGGCCAACTTCGCCGACGCCTGCTCCATCTTCCACCGTGTCACCGCAATCGAGCGCTGATCGACGCCAGCCGCAATGAGTTGCTGGATCTTCTCCTCGGTGGCTACTTGGTCCGGCTTCCTGTCGCCAGTGAGGAACTGGTTCAGTCCATACAAAGTCTCATCGAGTACGTCGTCTAACTCGTCACCGGGAACCTTCAAAATAGCGCCCGGCCTGTCCGGGTCTGTCTTCCGACTGGTCAAACTCTCGTATGTCTTGGGACAAAGGTCGGTGACGATGAATTCTCCCCGACTCAACTTGCCGCTGAGTAGTTGCGCATTGCCTACGCTATCCTTTGCGGCCTTGGTCAGCGTAACTCCGTTGTTGATCAGAACATCGTTGATAAGGTCGAGGTTACTCTTGCCTGTCCCTGTGTGCGCGTCCATTGCCGGATCCGCATACCCTGAGACAATCCGGCACTGTTGGCCGCCAGGCCCTACCCGCTGAATGAACTTGCGGGCGATATGGTGCGCGTACTCCTCCGACTTCATCTTGCGCTCAACGTCCTCGGCAATCTTATAGATGCGCGTGTTCTCGTGCAGGAAGTATAGGCCTGTCGCCGCCGCTGATCCAGAGTAGCCGTAATCCATCGAAATGAAGTGGGTCATCCACCACTGCTCACCGCACTCGGAGTACGGCAGGATGTAACTCTCGTTGAGGAACGGGAAGAAGGCGCCCTCTGTGGCACACCAGCACCCAAACAGTAACTTCTTCTGAATATCAGCGGTCTGCGACATCAGAGCGGCGACTTTCTCCTCGCCGTACAAGGGGTTATCGGACGCCTTGGCAGGAATGAAGCATGTAGTTTTCATTACTGGCGACTCGTCTTCTTTCCAGCGAGCCCCAGCGTACACAGCTCCAGGAATAACCGATCTTTCAGGATGGCAGAGAGGACATGCATTGTTGAGGAATATAGACATCAGCCACGGAGTAGACGGGTTCGCTGTCAATCTGATTCGATTTCTCAACCCATACTCGGGAGGAGTTGCCACCCATGGGAATAGAGACCGAACACGCTTTTCTGTTTGAAACTGTGCCTCATCGATGCCTAGCCATGAGATAGGCTTTCCAGTGTACAGCTCAACGTCTGAGTCTTTAGCCATGTATCCCAGACGCATTTGTCCACCGGCAGGGAAACGCCAGAGGCGACCGCCCTCACTCTTCCGTCCTCCGAGGGGCTCATAGATTTTCTTCATCTCATCCATGATGTTTGCCATCTCAGTGAACGACTTACGAAGGAGAATACCGCGAAAGTTGGGGTTATCAAATTCTTGAGCGGAATCTCCTACCAAACTCGATGTTTTTCCTCCGCCTGAACTTCCCCCGAAAAGCGCTAACTGCGCACGGCAGTTGATGAGTGTCATTTGTGGGGGGCAGTTAGGTGCCCATCCAGACACAGCGTGAACGTCTGCGGGAAGGGGTATGATACCTCTATTTTCAAGAAGGGTTAAGGCCATAGTCCTCTTTTGGAAAATTCAATCTTGCAAATTGGCCGCGCAGTTCAATTGCTTTCCTGTCGCGGGCTCGCGCTGCGGACTCTTTTGTCTTGAAGCATCCAATGTAAGTGTGCTTGTTCAAGTGCGATATGACAGCGACAAAACAGTCATTCTGTCTGTGGGCATAAACGCCAATGAATCCGCTCGTGTTCTTCCGCGTGGCGCGCGCGTTTTGCTTGTTCTCTAAAACAGTCGAGATACGCAGATTAGAGCGTCGATTGTCTAAGGTGTGGGTGATCTCTTCGTGATCTCCCTGTCTTGGGTCGCCGCGTTTCAATCCGAGAATCTCGCGGTGCATGTAAATCTGGTGACGCCCACCTATCTCTTTTCGAGACGACGAGCGGACAGCGTAAAAACTCTGGCTGTTCTCGCACCAGGTCGCGTACCACTTGTAAAGAGACAGCCATTCGTAATCAGCGGCGTCAACGATGGTCGCCTGCCCCTTTGTGAGTTGAATTGTGCGATACTCGGGAGTGGGCTGGGAAGCCAGTTCAAGCTGGTCCATAGAAGCGCCCTCCACGGCGCTTTGATCTCAGCCCTTATTTTACCTCAAAAGTTGGCCCAGGGATCGTCTTCGACTTGCGCCTCGATCGTTGGCGCGTTTTGAACAGGGGCTTGTGGAACCTGTGGAGAATAGGTCTGTCCGCTTCGCTGTGTGACCACCTGCCGCGTCTCGGTGATCGAGTGGGTGATGATGGTCTGCTCCGCCGGCCGGTAGATGCGCGGCGCCTCTTCTTTGGTGGGACCGCTCGACGCGTCGGGTACGAAGTTGTTATCGAGGAGCAGGCCTACCCGCTTGTAGCCCATCTCGATTGCGTTGACCTTTGGGGTGGCCAGGCTGGGGGTCGCCTCAAGCGTCTTGCGCGGAATCGTGATGACCTGCTTCAAGTTGGCGTCGAGCATCTCGACATTGATAAGCCGCTTCTTGACCAGGACCGCAGTCACAGCCTTCTCGACGGGCTCCATGCGGCGGGTGATCTCCTCGAATACCGCCTTGCGCCGGTAGAGGCCCATGCCTTCTCTGGACGTAAAGCCCGCCTCAAGTGCTGCTTTGCCTACATCCCGGCAAGCGCAATAGGCGTCCACGAACTTGAGCAGTTGCGGCTGGAGCGGAATGGGGATGCTGGTATCGACTTCCATTTAGGTCTGAGGCTCCTTGGGATAGTCTCTCCAGACAATCAAATCGCCTAACTCGCATACAGTAAATGCGTTCATGTGAATCTCTGGACGATCTTCTGAAAATGTTACCGGAGCTTCCATCGTTTTCCCGTCCGCGCTTTGGCCGCCGAGATGGACGCAAATTGGAATGCCGCCGATGGTGGGATAACGGGTTGCGTGGCCAACTGGGTATTCGCTCATTTTAGATCACCCCTGGCAGATATTGTACCGCTTGTTCCATTTAGGTAGCCTCAGTCATAGAAGATCATCCCCGGCAAGGTGTCGAGCCATTGCTTCAATTGGGAGCGTTCGTCTTCTGGCAGTGCGGCCCAGCCTTCGGGGGTGATTAGCTCCAGGTTTCCCCAAACCGCCCCAGGTCCAGAGATATATCCCCAATGCTCTTTGGCTTTTGGATCGATCCTTCCGACCCGTCGCCACCAGCCGATGAAATCGGATAGAATTTCCCTTCCGTTACCCCAGAAAGTGATGGCGCATCGACCAGCCACGGTGCAATTGACGGTGTTGCACCGGAAATCCTTCAAGTAAGCCGGCATAGGCAGATAGCGCCAATGGCACAGACGCCAGAGATATTCGTCACTTCGGGTACACTTCATCGTTCTGTGTGCCATCAGTGCCGCTCTCGATTGAAAATGTCGGAGATGGACACGCCCACGGCTGGGATGAGTGCTTTCAGGAGTAGCGCAACGATCACGATGAAGATCAGAGCAGCGAGGTTCAGAGCGAGCGTAATCATGCGACTATTTTACCCGTGTTTCGCTCGACATGGACTGCGCGATCATCGTAAAACTTTTCCAGAAGATCATCCTTCACGTCCTGCATGGGTAGACTTCTCCCGAACACTTTATAAGTCCAGGCTTCAAGTGCCGCGCGGTTCAATCCTTTCGGATCATCCGATAGTTTCGCTGTGAAGAGCCGCACATCTTTTCCGTCGGCGATATCCTTTTTGGCTCGTTCCACCAGCGCCGAAACGGGATTCCCTATTTTGAATGACGGTTGGCCCTTGGTCCAATGAGCAAGAGAACCATCGACATCATATCCAATCCAGTGCAATGCCGGGTTTGGCTTTGGGGAGTGCGGGATAGGTTGCAATTCACTTCCCTTGAATGTACGCAGACCGCCGGGAGAGAGAACGCTCCAACGGCCTCCATTTGAGAAGTTGGGATTACCACCGTGGACGATGCCGAAGCTATCCTTTCCGATGATCACGGTGATGCCTTTGGATAACTTGACAGGCTCAACTTTCGATGACTTCTCGCTATCGTTCCGCTCGTTAAACTTTTCCATTGCAGCATCGTTTATAGCTTTGGCCTGCTTCTCTTTCTTTTCGGCGGTCGCATCCTTGCCCTCTAAGTCGGCCTCGCGCGCTGCATCGTATACGTCATGCTGATGCGCATTGGCTTCCAAGACCTCCTTGGGCACAATGTGAATCTCGGCTGACAACTGCGGCGTCACCCGAGCCTGTAGCTTGTGGACGCGATAGTTCGTCGGTGGTGATCCCCTCTCAAATTCGTCCTCGTCTCGGATCACTTTGAAGTGATTCTTAACTGCGGCAACAGTGCGCTCGTGGGCATCGCGGGAGTCCACGCCGATCCTGCCGGCCAGAATATCGGGGATGGTGTGGACCGGCTGGCCCTCTTCCTTGATCTTCTCATCAATCCGCTCCGGAGATTTCTCAGGCCGAACGGCATCGAATTTTGCTCCGGCAATGCCGCGGGTAACCGCCTTGAGTCCGTCCTCGAATTGCTGAGCGTGCGCTTTGGCTTGGCTGACAAGCTGCGCGCGGTCCTTGGATTTGTGGAGTATATCGCGACCGGTGGAGGGATCTTTGGAGGGAAAGTCTCGTTGCTCTAATTGAACCTCATCAGCATTGCCGTCACGGTCGGTGATTGAGATGGAGTTGACGGTGAAAGTCTTGCCGTCAGCCTCGGTCATGCCGGTGTAGCGTTTCGCCTCTTCTGGCTTTACGTAGGCAACCGTGGCGTGTGGCTTGTATTCAGGGAATGACCGCTCGGCAAATGTGCCGTGCTTCTCGATCTCCTTTTCCATCCGGCGCAGGTCGGCAGACTCAACCGGCACAATGATCGGCGCCGCCCCATCGCTGTGCTCGCTAGGCGGGAATGCCTGAGTCTTGCCGAGGGACGCCTCAAAGGGCGCTTGCTTCTCCAGATACGCGCGAACGCCTGCGGTGTCGCCGTCGATGCCGTACCGCACGGTGATGTGCGCGTCCTCAATCAAACCATCGCCCATCAGATCGGCGGGGTCGATAGCCTTGCGGAGTTTGGCGAGCGCTTTGCCTGCATCGCTGTCGGGAGGAATGTCGGCCTGCGTGTAGCCGTGCTTGTACTTCGGTTTTACTTCTTCCGCATGATCCTTTTGCCCGCCCGGCTTGGCGCTTTCTCCGGCAGTTTGAGCCCCTTGCTGCTGTCCTGCCACTCCTTCACTCCGCTCGCTCCCAGTGCCTTCTTTGCGCTCGGGGTGTATAGCCATCTCCTCTGGCTTTCTGACTTCGCTGGCATCTTCTTTTTCTCCTTGTCGATGGTCTGCAATTGAATCGATGTTGTTCCGACTGCCGTGATACTCATGGGATATTTCCTCTTTTTCTCCATCGGTTGAGGCGCGGCGCACGATAGGTAGCCCAGTCGCTTCATCGAACGCCGTTACCTTTCCAGCGGGATGAACTGATCCGTGAGGCCTGAATCCTGCACTTAGATCGATATCGTCTTCGATTGCAATTGCCACTATTCCACCACCTTATAGCCCAACGCGCGGGCATGTTTCGATGCTGCCGCTAAATCACGTTTTGGATTAGCCGCCCGCCATGCCGATTTGCTCCATTCATGGGTTGCTGGAGATGGCAGCGGTTTCGGGGTTGGCAATTGACCCGCTGGGATTCTTTCCGGCAATCCCGCCGGCCCAACCTTGAATCCTGCTGGGGCTGGTGGCGTCGGCACCGGGTTGGACGCCAGCGGCTGCACCCTCATTCGGCTTGTGGCCTCATTCAAGGGCGGTGCGGTCGGGGGTGATGGTAGTGGCGCTCCCTGCGCCCCTGGACTGGCCTGCGCGGGCAACTGGAGCACGGCATCCGGTTCGGGCGTGATGACCGCTGGGGTGACCGGCGCTGGCGATCCTGGGCGCGCTGCGCCTTCCGGCGTGACGTTGAAGCCGGGAGGCGCCCCCGGTGGCGCTGCGGGTGGCTGTGGCTGTCCTGATGGCCCAACCTCGGCATTGCCCGGTACGTCTGCGGGGAGTTGCAACTGTGGGTTGGCTAGTTGTCGCCGAGCGGCGCTGAATTGCGGCGGCGGTTCAGGCGGCGGGGTGCGGTCGGGCAACTTTGAGAAAAATCGCTGCAATCCCTCTTGCACCTGGCCGAGTGGCGTTACGCCGAGTCCCTTCTCGGCAATGATTCTCGCTGTTCCCGAGATTGGGCCAGCGCCCATCGTTCTTGCGCCCGTCAGCGCGTCCGCGATAGTCGCCTTGACACCCTTCGGCTCCTGAATCAGCGCCTCTTTGGACGCCAATTGCGGGGCAGCATTGCCGAGCGCCTCCTGAGCCTTCATGATGCTTGACTCTGTGCGCTTGGCTGCGCTGAAATCCTGCCCGCTGGCCTTTTCTAGTTGGTCGTAATACTCACCACGGAGTTTCGATAGCGCGTCCGACATGGCCGAGTCGACGGTCCCACTCCGGCCGGCGGCAATTGCGTTCTTGCGGAACTGTGGCGCTAGTTCGCGGTTGAGGTACATCCGGAGTTCGTTGGCCCCGCCCAACGTATCAACCTTACCTAGCCGATCCTTCAGGTCGGTGATGGCTGCCGCATCTTCCGGCGAGAATCCCTCAAGCGATTCAGGGAATGTCACTGCGGCCTGGACTGGACGGGGATCGAACGGAGCATTGGCGACGGGCTGGAGTGCAGCTTGGTGCTGATCGTCAATAATCCCCTTGGCTTTGTCGAGCAGGTTTTGAGTCGCCGCAAGCGCATCTTCCGGCGCTCCCGAGCGAATCGCCTTGACTATCTCTGGATTATCGGCGGCAACCTGCCGGAGTGGACTGCCAATGTCCTGGGCGACCTGCTTTGGGAAGTAGTCTTTCCCCATGCCGGTTCCGCGCGCCAGAACGCCGCTAAGTGACTTGTGCTGCCCCTGGGTGTAGTTCTCGCCCTCGACTGGGCGGTTGCGCCGGAACTGAGTCAGCGCCTCGTCTGCGGTATCCTGGGCGACAGCACGGACGGCATCAGGGAGCGCCTTGACACCCTCAATCACTTTCGGCGCCAACTTTCCAGACGCCATGGTTGCGGCCAGAGGAAGCAGCGCGGCGATAGCGCCTCCAATGTCGCCCGCCGCTACGTGTTCTCCGATCTGCTGTCCAGCATCGGCGGCCATAGGTCCGAGACCTGGAATAGTCGCTGCTAGTCCATGACCGAGAGCTAACTCGCGGTGCTCAACCGCTTGCGGTGAGGGATTCATTGAATACCAGGGAGTTGCAGCATCAGCTTGTTTGAATTCGCTTACCGCTTGAGAGCCCTGATCTATGGCGCCCCGTGCAATTCCCTCAAGACCCCTTTCGACAATCGCTCCTCCAGGCACTACGGCATTTGCTGCCGATTCTTGCGGATTAGTCGCGTCGGGATTGATCGACTGCGCAATACCTTTGCCAAGGTTTGTAAATCCTCGCCGCGCTGTTTCCGAGAACCCTCTCGCCGGACGTGTGGGGTCTTGCGTGAAATCTTGCTGATACGCTTCTTCTGGTTTCAGCCCACGCTGTGGGATGGGATTCGTGTCGAACTGGTAGCCGAGTTCCTTAGCCTTCGGGACGGCGCTGTATGGAATCGGTAACTTATGCCCGTTGTCGTTCCACATCGGATAAACGCCTTCGCCAGGCTTGCCTGTCAGATCGGGAGGCGCGGCGGGTTGGTTACCAAGCGGAACCTCGGTGAGCCCATCCGGAACGCCTTGCACCCCAGACGATATTGGGACTTCGGTCAGTCCTTCCGGCACTCCCTCAATTGCTGGACTGGTAGGCATTATTTTTTCACCGCCTGATATTTTCCGTTGACCGCATATCCGACAACCGCGCCACTCTTATCGGTGTAGGCGTGGGTAGCGCCGGGAGGTGGGGAAGGTGCTTTCGGGGTAGATGTGGGAGTAGTTCCGCCACGCACGTTATGGCCGCCCTTCATCTGCGGCAAACCCTCAGCGAGACGATTGGCGGTCAGGCGAATCTGACCGGTCTGCTTCTTGAGGTAATCGAGGTCCGGAGTGCTGGCTCCTGGAGCCATTTCCATGAGGCGATTGACTTGAGCATCGGACACGCCACCGCCAGCCGATTGCCTGAGAGCCTGCAAGTTCTCTTTGTACGCCTTGACGTTGGTAACATAATCGCGCTCCTCCGGTGAGAGCCCGCTCGTTGCAAAAGCACCTTGAGCCCATTGGACCGAAGTACTCTTCGGATCAGCAATGGCTGTAGCAACTGCCGGATTGTTGAGTTGTCCGCCAGCCTGCACGAGCCGTTCAGCAGTCTTTTCGATGTTATCGGTCGCGCCAAGGACGTCGTTGAATTGCGCCGTCTTGCCTTCCTGCTTGATGTAGGGGGCCGCAAGCGAAGTGCCGATAGGTTTACCTGCTGCCGAAGTGGCCCCGCCTTCGAGTTGGTTTCCTTCTAAGTCAGTTCCGAGCATCTGTCCCGATGCACGAAGGGCGTAGGAGTTTGCCTTCTTCATCTCGGCGTCTATTTGTTTCTGTTTTTGCTCGAAAGCTGGAGTTCCTGGGGTGATCTTTTCCCTTTCGATTTCGGCACGTAATTGCTGTGTTTTCTGTATTGAAGCTCGCCAATCGCTGAGAGCCTGTTTTTGCTTTGTGATAGGCGAGTCGGGATCTTCTGAGTAAGTCAACTTCCCATCTGGTCCTGTCGTAGATTTAAGGCCTAGCGCGGCAGCCCGTTCGTCAGCATTCAATCCGGCAATGTCTTTTCTTCCTTGAGTGTTAACCCCCGCCACCGCAACCGTCTTAACGGCAGATGCCGGCAAGGACGTTCCAACGAAGGGCTTTAGCGCTGCATTCTCTTCACCCATAGCGGCAGTGATTGGAATGGGCTGTTCTGATTCAGTTCTGGCTTGCTCTTCTGCTGTTTTCGTATTTGCTGCGCCCTGTGTGAGTTGCTGTTGGAGATTCGCAGTCATCCCGGCGTTACGCCTGGCTGCGTCAGAGAACGCGCGAGTCGGTGCGCCGTATGGAGTTGCGCCTACCGCAGCCGGATCGACTGCGCCCATGAGAGCGCCAGCTATGCCGTGCTCAGCCAAACCCTCAAGGCCAGCCTTCAAGCCTCTGCCAAACCTCTGCCAGCGCGTCGGGTTGTAGGTCCCGCTGTTCGGGTCATTGGGGTCACGGAGTTGCGGTACGCCTGTCGGATTCGCTGCGGTGCGTGGTGAGTTCGCCGCCGCCAATCGCGACTCAACGGCGTTCATATCGACCGGCGCGCTGGTATTGGAAGAATTAGGCTTCAAAGATAGTACGCCGTCTTGGACGTTGTTTGGATTGACGGGATTTTCTTGCCCGGTTGATGCTCCGTCCATCGGGAGAACATTTGACGGGACCGCCCGCGCGCCCGTCGAATCAGTTGGCGGATTGGGCGCATTGGTCGTCGGCATCTGGGCCTGCGCACCAGCCGCAAGACTCTGCCCGAATCCCTCCATTGGGCTCTTGTTATCGAGTGTCATGCCGTATGGTTTGGAGTCTTGCTCCGCGGGCTGGTTGGTTGCCGTGCCTGTCGCTGGCGCCGGCGTCGATGCGGGAGCAACCGCGGCTTGCGGCTTTCCTACCGCCGCGGCAAGAGGGCTCGGTGGAGCAACCACCGGTCGCGCGGCTGTCGGCAGGGGAAACGGTACTCCCGATTGGTGCGCCGCCAAATACCCGGATGGGTCTCCCGACGCAAGCATCTCCTCCCAATCGACGCCGGATGACGCAATCGGGGATGCCGATGGAATTAGGCCTTGAAGTCCGTTCGTGTCCGCCATGCGTTCCCCCTACTTCTTTCCCACGTAAGCCGCGCCTATCTGTCCGGCACCAGTAATAAGCCCCTGCCCCAGTTCATCCATAAAGCTCGGCGTCTGCGCGGCCTGCTCCTCGGTGCTTGCCTGGCCCTGAGCCGTGTTCGATTCCTGAGAGGCAAGATTCTGCTGCGCCTGCGTGATCTGCCCTTCCGCTCCGAGCACGTCCTGGCCGTACTTTGCCCCCGCCGCAAGCCGGCTCTCGGTCGCCCCAGCCTCCTGGGTGCCTAGCATACGCTGTGCCGCTTGCTGCTCCGCCTCACCTGCCGCCACGCCGGCCGATGCGTTCTGCCCGGTTCTCTGAGCCTGCGTCTGGTTCTTGGCCGCCGCCGCCGCCGCTGTCGCATCCGCCGTTCCTGCCAACTGGCGATTCGTCACCGAATCCATCTGGCCGCCCTGGACATAGGGATTATTGGCCGCGAACTTGGCGAGTTGGCTCTGCTGTGTGCCAATGTCGGCCTGAGTCGCGGCATCCGACGCCTGCGTTTCCGCTGTGCTTGTCGCGGTATTGGCCTTCTCGGTATCAACGATGTCACCTTGCTGGGCACGGCTCATTGTGTCTTCTCCCTTAAATCCTTGAAAAAGTGCGCTAAACAGTCATCGTTTCGGCTGAATCCCGCCTTGTCGAGCGGCTTGCCGATGGCGTCAGCGAGAGCGATGGGCACATCGCAATGCAGGCCTGAGTAGCCAAGCCATGAGAGCACGCCTGCCAGACCGTCAATATCCCGCCGCGCGAATGCCGTAGCCTTCGGGTTATCGCAGCCAGCAAACATCAACTCCGCCCGCCGTTCAACCCAGATCGCCTGTACCGGCACATCAGACCCTTCCTCGCAACCCACAAGCGCCACCGGCACACGATCGGTTCCAGCTCCCACCTTGTCAAAGAAAGCAGGCAGCGGGTAGCTGGTCCCGTCACGCTCATTCTGCTCGTCATGGAAGCGGCGAATATACGGAAGATCGGCGGGGGTCGCTGGACGGAGGATGATCGGCTTCACTTCGTCTCCCGCGGTACGTGCATCATGCGCCCAAATGGATGCGTCGTGATCTTGTGGCCGGGCGGAACGTGGGAATGTAGGGGCCCAAGGTGAATCGGTACTCCATGTTTTCCGGCGTACTCCATGATGGCGTTGTGGTTTCCCATCAGTGATTCAATCGCCGCGTTGATTTCCGCCGCCGGGTCAAGATGCCCAAGATCATCCTGCGCGAACGGCCGATGACATTCTCGGCATGTCGGAGCGCCCAAGAGAAGGTCGATGTTGTGCTCTCCGCCTGTAACCTGGTTGAAAAGGTGGATGTGGTGGACGTGCGTGCGCCCGTCAATGTGATTGTGTTCGTGTCCTGGTCGAATCTGCCATGCCATTACGGTCTCCAATCACCCCAAAGTACCATCGTTGACTACCAGCCGCCCGCCATTCCCGCCGATGGACTGCCCTCCGCCAAGATTCCCGCCAAAGACACCGCCGCTCACTGTAACTGGCTGGTCACCGGGCGTGTATCCACTGCCAGCCGCCCCATTCGCAATCGAGATCAGCACGCCAGCATGGATCGTCTGCGCTCCCGGGGTGGCACCTACTCCCACGTCGGCGATATTGAGCGTCACAGGGTCGCTGAGCGCGTTGCCGCCGCTAACCACATTCCATCCTGTCACGGTACCAGTCAATCCAACTGTGACCGTTACCACCGGGAGAACAACCGCGCCGCTGCCGACCACGCTGACGGCGCCAATCGGCGTAGTTCCATCGGTCAGAACCTCGGGCAGTGTTCCACGTGCAACATAGTCCTGGCCCTGAAATCCAACCACCTGCTCTGTCGCAAACGGCACGTTGATGATCGACGCCGAGGGAAGGATAGTCTCGACACCGCCCTTGACCGATGGAAACTGGGTATTGAATCCAGACTTGCCGTAAACCCTAATCACCGCTGCCGTTCCTGCCGTGTCCGATACTGAGTCAACCGTCGCGTAGTTGGTCTGATTCAGCACGATAGCCGCCTCTGCCCCAGCCGACGACCGCAACTCGCTCGATACCGCGCCCGGCTGGACCTGATAAGCATTCCATGCGTGCTGGTCGTAGCTCGACCGAAGCCGCCAGAAGACGGTCAAGCCGGGAGCCGGCACGGTCAACTGTGTCGTTGTCTGGACCGGCAGAGTCGTCACCTGCCCGACAAAGCTGGTCACGGCGCAATAACTCATCTCGTGGTAGATGGTCTTGTTGATCGACTGTTTAGGGTTGGTGATCTGTATGTTGAAAGCGGCATTCGCGCCAGTAACCGAGAACGAGGCGGCCGGCGGCGGAGCCGAGGACGGTTGTTGAGGCGAATTCGTAGGCTCGACAAAGTTTGTCCCTGTCGCGTTGTTGTGGACCTCGAGCTGCGCGTACATCCCGAGCAGAACGGTGCGCAGCCCGAAATCTTTCACGGCATTTATTTGAGACTTTGAGAGTGCCATCTACTTGCTCTCCCCGGCCAGCCGGCCTGCAAACATCGGCGAGATAAAGACGCAACTGTATTTCATCGACCACCAGGCGTCGGCGATGCAACCGTTGGTCAGCCGCAACCTCCAGCGCTCATTCAACTTGCTGGGCGTGTTCTTGCTGATTCCCTTGGTCGGATTCAATTCAAGCTGAATCGGCTTCATCTTGACCAGCCAGCTCGGCTGCGGTGTATCGGCCTCCCAGTCGGTGATGCGGCGGGCTCCTGCGATGAATTCAACGAACAGGCTGCCGTTGCCGCGGGCATTCATATTCAAGCCCTGCAACTTGCACAGCGTCATCATCTGCTGCGCGGCGACGGTCTCATACTGGCAATCAATTCCGGCCGTGTTGTCGTTGTAGATACCGGGAGTTAGAGCCTGGACTGTTCCGTCCGGAGCCGATGAGGCATAAAGCATCTGCGAGATGTATTGCCGGCTGATCTCCTCGGTCGTGTCTACCGGACCTTCATCTGGCGTAGGCAAGCCTGTGACTGTCCGGTATGCCCGCATCCCGCAGTAGGCGGTGATGTTGGTCCAGACGCTGTACTTACGGCATGCCTCAATGGTGATTTCCTTGCCAGAGTAACGCGAGAACAGAAGCGGATTGTTCCACCCCTCCTCATAGTTCAGCACCAAAACAACATTGGGAACCGTGCTCGATCCAACCGGGAGGCCGATGTGGACCTCGTGATACTCAACATCGATCGCGCACCAGATAGTCTCCTGAGCCTGCCAGTTGATCGTGTTCCAGAAGCGATTCAGCTCCTTTGAGACCAACTCCGGCCAGGACGACTCGTACTTGTAGATTCCGCTCGAATGGATGAAAAGCAGGAATTGACCACATACATCGACGGCGCGCGGCCCGCACGGCCCCACCTTCGTCCAGCGTTTCGTCACAGTCCATGTGGCTGGATCTGCAGTTGATGGTGACAACTCAAAGCCAGACCGCTCTCGAAGCGAGTAGGGGACGCCCTGATACTCCCTTACGCACCAGGCACGCTCACCGTCATCGGTTCCAACCTGAATGCCGGACGTGTCACCGTAGTAGCTCTCAGGGTCGGCGGCCAGCGAGACCCAGTGACCGGAGTAGAATCCCGGCACGCCACTCTGGAATATGCGGTCAGTCGCCTCCGAGTAGTAGAGATCAACGCATTGCTGTGGCTGGATCACGCGCAGCCGGTCGGTTGTATTCGTGCCCACGGATGCGATGAGTCCGGCAAGATACTCGTCCGTGAAGTTGACGGTTGCTGTCGAAGTTCCATTCGGGAAGATAGTCGCCGTGATTTGAATTCCATCAGAGACCAGAGTGGTCGGCGAGTAGGCGTAAGGCCCTGCGCTCACTCCATCGGCAACCGCGAAGTTGCAGATTACATTCTGGATGTAAGCAGGCCCAGTCGGAAGATTGAAGACGGAAAGCTCCCACCCATTCTCGTCAACGATGTAGTTGACCGCCGACGCCTGCGTGAATCCGGAGATGGTGTCAAACATATCCTGATAGGCAATCGTCATCCAGCGGTAGCCCTGAGTTCCGTTGGGCCCACCCTGTGCCGTGTCCTGGGCGATGTTGCCGGCTGTGCCGGTCGTATTGGCCGTGGGCGGGGGCGGGCCAGATACACTGCTTGCGACGGTCACGGTCGCGCCAGTGCCGTAGGTTCCGATTAAGGCGAAGTCTCCGAATTGAGGGAATGTGCTGCCATCGAATACCGTCCCGGTCGGCACGTCGCATTCATAGAGCCGGATCCCAGTGACAGCATAGCCTTGTGGAAATTGCGTGGAAATGACGAACGCATCATCGACCAATGTGTTAACCATCGAGTTTGCTGGGCCTGGGAGCGTCTCTCCGGCGGCGTTGACATATGTCTGGAGGATATAGACATCGCGTCCGGCAGGGAATGTGCCGCCACCTGCGGAGCGCGCCATGACTGGCTCAACGTCGGGCGTCGGCAACTGACCGCCTGTAATGCGCGCCGTGTTGGTTGTTGGCGGATTCACCGAGCCGCCAAGAGTGGTCACTCCGTAAAGTGTTCCAAGCGCAACCGGGGTCGCGTTGAATTTTACATAAGTTAAGAGTTGCGGGGCCGGAGATCCGTGTGTTACCTCCGCCACATAGACGTTCGCTCCAGTGGGGACGTAGTTAGCGGGCAAACCCTGCATCCATCCAGCTAGAGACGCCAACGCGGGGATTTTCACGTTGACCGTCGTACCGCCTGCAATTGGATTGATGAAAACCGGGATAGATGGCAGTGTCTCGCCGATGCTGTTGACCATCGTGATGGCAATATAGACATCGGCTCCGGTTCCCCATGTCCCGCCGCCGGCCAGAGATAGAACTGGGGATGCCGGAATAGGAATACGATTAGCCATTACCGGCGTCTGCTCTTTCCAGATAACGCCACCATCGTTGTATATCTGTCCCTCGACGGCGGTCCAAACTGGCTGCACATTGCCGCAAGTTCCAGCCTGCGTGCAGATGTAGAGATGGCCATTCCCGACGGCAACCGTAACGCCGTACCGAATATCAGACAGCGTGCAGCACTCGCCGACAAGAACCTGGGCGCCGGCGTACCAGCCAAAGCCGACCGGTTTCATGCCGTAGGGGTAGAGGTTTTGGGTGAAGAGATCGTATGCGGCAGGGAATTCTGTGGGAGTGAGAAGGTTTGAGAATGCCATCCATGCCCGGTTGTAGGCCTGGGTTCCGATCATGTAGGATTGGGCGGGCAGGTTCACCAGCGGGGAGCTGATGGGTGTTGTGCGGCCCGTCCCGGTGGGGTTCTCTATCTGGAGCGCGCCGGAATAGTCGTAGAGCAGGATGGTTTGAAAGTAGTCCTGAGTCGCACTCTCCGGCGTGTAGGCGCACGGCAAGAGACCTGCGATGGGACTTTGGTTGATTCCTTGGATGGCAGTTTGGACGCCATACCTTGTTCCCACTTCAGTCAAATTGAATCGGCAGTTCAGCGATAAGGCAGCACACCCCATCGGGAGATTGGTGGGGTCGTCCTCATCGACCAACCCCAACCAGCGACTAAATTCAACCTTAGTGGCCCCGCCGTAATTGGCCATTTACCTGCCTTACAGTTCCTGCATGGCGTGGTCGATTTCGACAGTGATGTTCGCACCGGCAGCATAGGCCCCAGCGAATGCGGCAGCAGCGGCAGCTAGCGTCAGGTTGTACTGTCCCGCCGTGGCCGTGGCAACAAGGTTGGGCACATAGCCAGATACGTTGTTCGACGTGATGCGCGGAGGCAGCATTGCCGCTCCCGAGGGCCCGGTCACGGTATGGGCGGCCGGGTTGGATGCAGCGCTGGTGAGCGTCACGACCTCGGGCGCCGCGTAGTTTCCGCTGAGCGCAATGTTGAATACGGTGGACTTGAAGTTGACGCCATGCTTCTGGTAGAGAATAGTAACTGCGTTTGCCATGGTGAATGCTCCTTGGTTGAATTGTTTAGACCATCTGGACGTACAGGCCGAACGAACGCCATTCGAAACCTATGTTTCCTTGTAGATTCCAGTTCCACCCGCCGCGCTGTCGGGTATTGTGATTCGGTGAACCGAGCCGGAATGTTTGCCGCTGCATCTGCTGGGTGAGCTTTGCAGAGATCACATCCCAAGAGGCTTTGGCCTGCTTGCCGTAGTTCTCCGCCCACGCATCATTGGGCCGCTCCAGTCCAATCAGCGCACCAATCGAATACGCCAGGGCATGCGCCGCGAGCGGGTGAAGCTCGACCACGCTATCATCGGTTGTGAGATCGTCGGGCCGGAAGTCTCCGCGCACGCGAAAGTCGAATATCCCTTGTTGCACTTGTGGCGGCGTATCCGGCAGGATGGTGCAGTCCTGGCAGGGCTTCCACGGTCCAGTCTGCCCGGTAACTCGGAAGTCAACGAAACGGGGTTCAACGAGATTCTTGAGCGGATAAGTCTGATTGTTTCCCTGTCCAACTGCAAACGGAGTGAGGTTGTTCTCATCCACGCCAACCGGCACGGCGGGAATGATGACCACCTTTTCGATATACGGCGAGCAAGAAAGCTCCAAATACATGATGCTCTGCTCGTAAGCCGTATTGCATTTCGGGGCGAGATACTCCTGAGTGAGCCAGTCATCATCGGGGTAGGTGACCCCAACGAGGCCACCTACCTGGGAGAAAACATCCCCTCTATTTTGCATGGACTATTCCCTCAACTTAATGCGCCGGTCCTGCTCAGCCTTGGCTTTCTTCCACGCCTCACCGGTCAGTGTGTTCATTCGGACATTCTCGAATTCGATTTCACCGCTCATGAATGCGAGCAGCGGATCGACCACGTAAGAGCACTTGCACATGCCTGTTTTCGACACGTACTGCGCGTTGCATCGCGGGCAGCAATCCTCGGCCTTGAACTGGACTTCGCGCCAGGATGGGGCTTTCTGAATCTGCTTCTGCTGCAACATGAAGTCAGCCACGGTGTGCTGGTACTTCTGAATGTTCTTGCGCTTCTGCGGGTCGTCGGCATCGTGTCCCGCCTCAATCAGCACCGCATGGCAATGGTTGTAAAGTTGCTCCCTTGCCTGGGCGATGCAGTCTTTCAGTGGACGGTCGATGAAGCGTAAATAGCGGCGTCCCTTTTTGAAGACGTATTCCGGAACGCGAACAACGGTGTCCGGCTTCACGCCGTCCATGTCGCCCTCGAAGACCACAACGCCGCCCGACTTCACGAGTTTGTCCTCGTCGGTCTCGCCAATGTACCAGTGCTTGAATTCCATCAACTGTTCGACCGGGAGCAGAATCTTGACGTCGTAGCGAGCCCGGAGGCTCTTGTCCGACATCTCCTGATTGCCGCGGTAGATGGGAAAGCTGCGGGTTCCAATGACGGTGAGAACGCCAAACGGCTTGTCACTGGGCTTTGCGGGAACCGTGTAGTCCCAGAGGCCAGTTTCGACCTTGAGCGGGAACGGCGAAAGGTTGATGATCGTTGCCGGCTTGATTTCGCCGCGGAGTTCCAGTTCGGTGAGTTTCTGTTCGCGGATTGCAAGCCGCTCCTGGGCTGCATGACCGAGGCTTGCGGTGTCGGGACGGCCGCCGGATGAAAGCATTGAGTCGGCGCCGATGATTGGGGCTGGGATAGTTGCCATGGTGATACGCTCCTTCTGTTGCGCTCCGAGAACTTGTCCCGCGAGGTTAGAGGTGACTCATCAAGCCTTGCTTGTTGACGAGCCGGTTGCGGAAGCCCGAGAGTGCCGGATTTCCCTTGATGAATTCCAGATGCGTCTCGCGCATGTAGGTGACTTCGCGCAGGAAAGCGTCATACTGGGCCGCTTCCTTTGCGTCAGCCTCCTCCATGTCCTTCTGCATCGCGCGGGCAATTTCCTTCTCGTCAACAATGCCATGACAGTGCGATGAGTTTTCCCATTGCGCGATGGCCTGGTGAATGTCCTCGAGCAGCGGTATCTGCGGCCATGGACCACCGCCGGATAGCATGAAGTAGCCGCCGCGCTCGGGATATGGGCCCATCATCGGCGTCACGTTGTCCTGAGAGAGAGCCGACTCCCACTGCTGCCTGGACCCATAAGCC